ACATCAAACGAAACAAAACACAAAAAATCAAAAACGTTTTTTTATGAGCAAACCGAATTGACCCCGACCCAACTCAGGATTATCCCCGATGACCCTAACCAGCGTGAACTGGCGGCAACTGGCCGTGATGAGCCAAGACTAGAAACGATCGTGCCGGTTGATGCGCTGTCGTTTGGGGCTGAGGTGGGGGGCTGGGCGCTCGAGCATCTCGGCATGCAACTTATGCCGTGGCAGCAACGTGTTATTGATCGGCAGTTGGCGTTTGGTGATGACGGCGATTTTTTGCACCGTATTTCTTTAGTTAGCACGGCTAGACAAAACGGTAAGACGGTTGCGTTAACAGCGCTTGTGGGTTGGTGGTTAACTGAGATGCCTAAGCATCGAGGACAGGCTCAAACCGTGTTAACTACCGCTCACCGACTTGATCTTGCAGTCATGTTGTATGACCGTTTGGCTGACATTCTTAAACTAAAATTTGGTGCTACGTGTCGCGCTAGTTACGGTCGCAATAGTGTGACGATGCCTGACGGGTCGTTGTGGTTTGTGCGCGCCGCCAACAACTCGGTAGGTCACGGCATGTCGTGCGACCTGATCGTTGCTGACGAGATTTGGGATATTGGCACACAGGTAATTGACACGGGTTTGTTGCCGAGTCAGCGCGCTCGACGCTCACCATTGTTGTCGTGTTGGTCAACGGCAGGCACAGAGGCAAGCACCGCAATGCAACGTTGGCGTGAACAGGGTTTGCGCGCAATAGATCGTAAAGAGCCGAGCAGTCTTTATTTTGCTGAATGGTCGCCGCCGCCGGACATATCGCCTATGGACAGTCGCGCATGGCCGTGGGCGAACCCAGCGCTCGGCACAACGCTCACACAAAAAACGATTGAGGCTGAGGCAGACAACCCTGACCGTGCAGCGTTTCTACGTGCGTCATGCAACCTATGGGTCGCGTCAGATAAATCGTGGATAGCGCCGGGTTTGTGGCCCGAGCTCGAGTACACAGACCCAATGCCCGAAGGTGGCACGGTCGCTATAGAAACCAGCATGACCGACGACCGATATTTTGCAACCCGAGCAGTCGTGTTAGACGATCGCCGCACCGTAGTCACAGTCGAATTTGTAGCAGACACATACAGCGAAATGCTGACACATGTCGAGCGCCTAGCCAAAAACACGGCAGTCAAATTTGCTATTAGCCCATCAATAGATATCCATTGGCCGTTAGCGCTTGAGCGACGCAGGGCAGTTGTCGGCTACGGCGAAATCCTAAAATTTACGCCACGTATTAAATCAATGATTAACGAAAAACTATTGTGGCACACAGGCGAAACAATGTTGGCCGAACACGTGCAACGCGCCGTCGCAGTCAGGTCACAAAACAGCATTGCGCTATCTAGTCAACGATCACCCGGCCCGATTGAGTTGGCACGTTGTTTAGTTTGGTCATCGGCGCTTGCGTCACGACCCACGTCATCAGGCAAACCTATGATCGTTGTTGCTAGTCGCTAATGTGTTTAGTGGGTGGCCGTTGTAATCTATTACTTTTCCGGTACGGGCAGCGGCCACCTATACACAACGGGTAAAAGAATTGGTGGCATACTTAGCGCATGGCAATCTTTAACAGGTCAGTAAACAAGGCGGCGATTTCGCCTGAGCCAACTAAAGCAGCAGCCGCAGGCGGTCAGTATTACTCGGCTAACACCGCAGGCGTTGGCATGATCGGACAGTACTACTCGTACAGCGAAGGCGAGTCAAGAAATCGTGCAATGAGCGTGCCTACTGTTAGTCGAGCGCGCGATTTAATGGCATCGGTTATTGGTTGCATGCAATTAAAAATGTATAACGAAATGTGGAACGGTCAAGAAATGGAAAAGATGCCGTTAGCACCACGCACATGGTTGCGACGACTTGACCCAAGTGTGCCAAATTCGTTTCTACTTTCATGGTTATTTGACGATTTATTTTTTTACGGTCGCGCATTTTTGTACATTACGTCGCGCACCGCAGACGGATACCCAGCGTCATTTACTCGACTACCAGCCGCAATGATTAACACACTTGACCAAACTGGCCCGGTATGGTTTGCGCCGTCAAAACAACTTACGTTTCAAGGCGGCAATCTAAACCCTGACGATCTTGTGCAATTTTTATCGCCAATACAAGGCATCGTTTACATGAGCGAAAAAGCGATTGCGACAGCGTTGCAACTTGAGGCAGCACGGTTTCGTAACTCAAGTAGCGCGATTCCGGCTGGCATTTTGAGGCAGACGGGTGGCGAGCCGTTAAGCGCACAAGAGTTAGCCGATCTTGCAGCGGCGTTTAATGCAGCGCGCGCAACAAATCAAACCGCAGCGCTAAACGAATTTGTAACCTACACAGAAACGTTGACATCGCCTGACAAAATGTTGCTGATTGAGTCAGCAGAATTTCAAGCAATGGAAATGGCACGGTTGTGCAACATACCGCCGTACCTTGCAGGCGTATCAGTTGGCTCGTACTCTTACCAGTCGAGCGCAGAAGCGCGCATGGACTTGTGGACATTTGGCGTACGCGCTTACGCAGATTGCATCGCCGGCACACTTAGTCAAAACAACGTGCTACCTAACGGCACTTATGTCGAGTTTGACGTTGAGCAATACTTGTCAGGCGAGTACTCGATGAGTGACTACCGTGAAGACAATTCCGAAACACCGATACCAAATGGAGTACTATAAAATTTATGATCAGATTAACCCCTTCACAGATCACGGTTGATGCAGCGGCGGCAGAGGGTTTGCCGTCGCGCTCAATCTCAGGCGTCGCAGTCACATACGACGAAACAGCGACCGTCAGCGACGGTACACAGGTACGGTTTTTGCAGGGGTCGTTGCCAGTCACGGGGCGCGACCCAAAACTTTATATGCAACACGACAGCAACCAGATCGTTGGCAAAGTTGTTGAGCGCGTGGACACCGCCGAAGGCATGTTATTTACGGCCAAGATCAGCGCCACTCGATTAGGCGATGAAGCTTTAACGCTTGCTAATGACGGCGTAATTGACGCAGTATCGGTAGGCGTCACACCCACAAAATTTAGTTATGACGAAGAAGGCGTGATGATCGTTGAGTCGGCTAACTGGTCAGAATTGTCGCTAGTTAGCGAAGGCGCATTTGCAGGCGCGGTAATAACCGACGTTGCAGCCAGCGCACCCGACGAGGTAGCCGAAGGTATCCCCGAAACAGAATTAACAAATGCTATACAATCAGATCAAGACAAAGAAAAGGACACAACCCCCATGAGCGAAACACAAGCAACCCCAGTAGTTGAGGCAGCACAAGCAACCGTTGACAAACTTTGGGCGCAACCAAAACGCGAATTTCGTATGCCAAGCGTTGGCGAATATCTTGCCGCGTACCACATCGGTGGCGACACATTTCGCAAAGTCAACGAAGAATTTGTTGGCGCACAAAAAGCAAAACAAAGTGTGCTCGAAGCAGCCGCAGGCGACATCGCAACAACCGATACACCGGGTTTGTTGCCAGTACCAGTACTCGGGCCAGTATTTCAAGACATCAACTTCATTCGACCATTTGTAACAGCGATCGGCGCGCGCGCATATCCTGACGGTGGCACACAGAAAACATTTATTCGCCCAACGATTACAACGCACACATCAGTTGCAGAGCAAACAGGCGCAGTCGAATTTGGTGCAGCATCAGCAACCACAATGGTGATCGCAGCAAACTCGGTAACAAAAAAGACGTTTGCAGGTCAAGTAACTTTGTCAGTACAAGACATTGATTTCACATCACCTGCCGCAATGACACAGATCATGAACGACCTAATGGGTCAGTACATGATTGCAACCGACAACTTTGCAGTTGATGCACAAGTGTCAGGTTCGACCACAATCGGTCAATGGGATGGCACACCTGAGGACTTGATCTTGTTCCTCTACGGTGCAGCGCGCGACATCAGCAACGGGTCAAACTTGTTCCCAACACACTTGTTGTTGGGTGCAGACGCTTGGGCAAAACTTGGTTCAACAGTTGATGCCGACAAGCGCCCATTGTTCCCAATGGTCGGCGTGCCGGGTCTTGGTGGATACAACACGCTTGGCGCAGGCAACGTAACTAACTGGTCAACAACAAACCCACTTGGTTTGCAAATCATTGTTGACAGCAACGTTGCAGCAAAAACAATGATCGTGTTCCACGCACCAGCGTCGGAATATTACGAGGCAATTCGCGGATTGCTTAGCGTTGAAAACCCCGGCACGTTGTCACGTACATTCTCGTACTACGGCTACGCGTCGTTCTTTCAAGCAAAAGCAACACTCGCTCAAAAAATTACATACGCTTAGTCGAGTAGCGGCATAACCGCTATGGCAACCTACGCAACAGCAAGCAAACAATTACTAGACGACTACGCCTGCATATCTACGCTTGAGCCAACCGACATACAAGTTGGCGACAGCGTAGTTGTAGGCGCGTTAGGCGCACCGTTTAACGGCACATTTACCGTGTTGTCATGCCCACAATACAAATACACAGGCGTTGACAGCACAACAGGCGAATGGACATTTGACCAAACCCAGCCAATACCTAACCAAGTTTTATACGCATGCACGGGTGACAACGTAGATTTTGTCGCGATCTATACCGGCACGGTTGCGTTTACGCCGACATGCACTTGGGTTACGGCCGCCAATTTGGTTACGTATTTGGGCGTGTCAATTACTAACCCGTCAGATGATTACACGCTCATTACGCAGGCAGTAAGCGCAGGCAACCAGTTTTGTAGCCGTAGGCGCGCCGAGGCAGGCTATAACGACAGTCTCAGCACGTCGCCTAGCGGTGACGTCACGTTAGGCACGCTCATGTATTGCGCGGCGTTGTGGCGTTCACGTGGCTCGCTCGAGAACGTGTTTGCGTCATTTGAGGGCATGGGTAGCGCACCGCAACAGTCATTGACGCCGATCGTTAAACAGTTGTTGGGCATTGATCGACCAGCGGTGGCATAGATGCCAGCACCGTTTACAGACCTACTCAACGAAGGCATTGACGACATCACAGCAACGCTCACGGCCATTACGTCGTTGCGCGTTGTTAACGACCCAACAAAGATCGTGCCAAATTGCGTGTTTCTACAAGCACCAAGTTTTACAACTACGGCAGGCAACGGCAACATTGTGCGCATGGATTTCCCGATCAAAATTATTGGCAGCGGCCCAGCAGGGCTACCCGTGTTGCGCGAAATCTTGCAAATCACAGCAACCGTTTTAGGGTCGGCAATCATCATCACATCAGGGCAACCGGGCGTGCTAGAAATCGGTGGGCAAGAGTACCCGTGCTACGATTTGACGTGCGGTATCGCAGCGAGGACAGCCTAAACACATGACAACTTACCTAGTAACCAGCAACAGACTTGACGGGCTAAAACGCGGTGACACCGTTACTGACAAAGATTTAGAGGGTTGCAACATTGAGCATTTGATTGACGCAGGGCATATATCCACGCAACAGCCTAAAAAATCTGTTAAAACTAAAGACACAGACGAAAAGGAATAACCACTATGGCCACATCAGTTTATTTGAGCAACCCGGCGCTAACTATTAACAACGTCAATTTGACCGATCAGGCAACTGAAGCAACTTTGACATACGAGTACGATCAACTTGAAACAACGTCATTTGGTGACACGGCACGCAAATTTGGTGGGGGTTCGGTTACATCGTTGCAAAACAACACATTCGAGGTAACACTATTTCAATCGTACGAAGCAACAGAAACCGAGGCAACGATCTACGGTTTGGTTGGCGTTACTTGTGCCGTAGTTGTTTCACCAACGGCGGCAGGTCTTGCAACACCAGCGGCGACCGCACCAAGATACACATTGACAGGTTGTTACCTTGCGTCGCACACACCGATCTCAGCATCGTTGGGCGAACTCAGCACAATTACTTTGACGTTTGCCGGTGGCGTACTAACTAAAGCAGTCGCATGATCGCGCGGCATTGGCCGCTGAGAACTAAAGCAATAAACAAAAAACATACAACGCCGTATCGGGGGCATTAATGCAATTAACAATGAAACTGACATTTGCTGACAACGAGCAAACTGTCACCACAAATTTAATGACAATCGTTGCATGGGAACGCAAATACAAACGCAAAGCGTCACAGATCAGCGACGGCATCGGTATAGAAGATTTAGCGTTTTTGGCGTACGAAGCATCACGACAAAACGGCATCATCGTGCCAGCACTATTAGACGAGTACATCAAATCGTTGCTCAATCTTGAGGTCATCGAACAGACAACCCCAAAAGTAGACGCGGCTCATACCGCTACGGATTAGCGCAGATACTTGTCGCTACCGGGTATTGGCCGCCACAGATCACATTCGACATAGATGACATGAACACAACCATTGAACTTATAAACAAAGAGCGTAAGTGATGCCAGTCAATAGCACGGTTAAGGTTGTCGGTCTAAAACAAACCATTAACGGTTTGGGCAAGATTGATAAACAGTTGCAAAAAGATTTTAAGAGCGACGCAACACAAATAGCGCAACCAGCAATTAACGCAGGCAAAGCGGTTTACACAAAAGTACCGATAAGCAACTTTGCTAACGACTGGACACAACGCAAAGACGGGCGACGCATTAAGGGGTTTAGTGTTGACAAAGCAAAAAGCGGCGTAAAGATGCGTTTTGACACTCGACGTAACGCGGTGGGCGTAATTCTTATTGAGCAAAAAGATCAAGGTGCAGCAATCTTTGAGGTGGCAGGTCGCAAAACGTCTAACCGTTTAGATGACAGTTTGCGTATTGCGGGCTATCCGGTTAGTGCGGGTCGCACTCGACTTATCGGGCCAGCCGTGTACAAAGCGCGCCGAGGCATAGAGGCAGAGATGCTAAAAATGATTAAGACAACTATTGCGACGGTGCAAAAGGAAATGAACTAATGGCATTATCTATTCCGATTATTAGCGAGTTTGACGGCAAGGGCATTGACAAAGCGGTCAAAGAATTTAAGCAACTTGAAGGCGCGGGTGCTAAGGCAGGGTTTGCGTTAAAGAAGGCAATGGTGCCGGCTATTGCGGCGTTGGGTGGTTTGGCGGCAGGTTTGGGTGTTGCTACGCAGGCAGCGGTTGAAGATCAAAAAGCGCAAGATTTGTTGGCGCAACAGTTGCGCACGAGCGCTATGGCAACTGATGACGTGATTGCAAGTAATGAGGAATTTATTTCGGGTATGTCGCGTGCGTTTGCGGTAGCCGACGATGAGCTGAGACCAGCAATGGCGAACTTAGTGCGCTCGACTGGCTCGGTAGAGGTCGCACAAGGGCTGATGAACACAGCGCTTGACATCGCAGCCGCGACTGGCAAAGATTTAGAAACTGTTACGTTGGCGTTAGGTAAGGCAGCCAACGGTCAAACTGCAGCGTTAACAAAGTTAGACCCGTCGCTTAAAGGCGTGATTGATTCTGAGTCAACACTCGATGACATAACTAACGCGCTATCGGTTTCGTTTGGTGGCGCGGCAACAGTTGCAGCCGAATCATTTGAGGGCCGTATGAAGGGCATGAAAATTGCCATGGATGAAACCAAAGAGTCGATCGGCGCAGCGTTGCTACCCGTGTTGCAAAAGTTGTTAGAACTATTAGAGCCAATGGCTGCATGGGCACAAGAAAACACGACAACGTTTTTAATCATCGCAGGCGTCATCGGCGGTTTCTCGGCGGCGATCATCGTTGCGAACATCGCTATAAAAGCATTTACTATCGCGTCACAGATCGCTACGGCAGCGCAAGCGGCGTTTAACTTTGTTATGTCAGCAAACCCGATAGCGCTAGTCATCATCGGCATCGTCGCATTTGTCGCGGCGCTTGTCATCTTGTACAAACGATTTGAGACGGTACGTAACGTAGTTGACACAGTATTTAACGCAATCAAAACAGGCGTCACGGTCAGCTTAGATTTTTTGACTAGTTACTTTAACGGCGTATTAAACATCTACAAAGGCATCTTTAACGCAATAGCAAAATTGTGGAACAGCACAGTAGGCAAGTTGTCGTTTAGTTTTCCGTCGTGGGTGCCGGGGTTTGGTGGCAAGGGCATCAGCGTGCCGAACATACCGATGCTTGCCGAGGGTGGCATTGTGACGTCGCCTACGTTGGCGATGATCGGTGAGCGCGGCCCTGAAGCGGTTGTGCCGTTGTCAAAAATGGGTGGCATGGGTGGCGGCGTCACGGTAAACGTGACAGGTGGTTTGGCGACTAGCGCTGAGATCGGGCAG